TCAGCGCCGATCGTCGCTGGCCCTGCACGCCCATGCCTGCTCGCGCAGTACGACGTAGTCGCTCATCATCTCCGCCAGCACCGAGCGCTCCGGCAGCAGCAAGAGCTCGTCGGCCGCACGCGCCTGGAGACCGCGACTGTACTCCACGACCGGCGGGCATGCAGAGATGCCGCCCGTCTCAGAACCGGCCGTCGCGCAGCCGCTTAGCAAGCTCGTCGCGATCACGAGGGCGGCGTGCTGCCGCTTCCAGCATCTGGCGTTGGACATCATTGGCCTTCTTCATGGTCCCAAGGCGTTCGGCGAGGCGTCCCGCGCGCTCCCCGGACCGCCGAAGCGCAAGCAGGAACAGGAGCACGGCGAGCGCGATGGCGCCGTAGCGCAGCGCCGCCCGCATCCACGAGCTGGCGGCGAACCCGGTCAGGAGCGCGGCGATCACCGCCGCCCCCGCTTCCAGTCGTCGAGCCGGGCGTAGATCGTGACGCCGATCCCGCCGAGCGCCACGGCGATGAACACCCAGCGCAGGGTGTCGAGATACGGCACCAGCGGCAGGATGGCGCTTTGCGTCTCGGCGAGGACGCTCTGCGCGACCTCGACACCTGCAGCACCCAGGGTCGCCACGCCCGCCGCGCCACCACCCTTCATGGTGCGGCTCTCGGCCAGAACTTCGCGCGCGGGCGGCGCCTCGGCTGCAAATGCCGTCGCCCGGACCGGGAACCTCTCGCCCCACTGACGCGCCGGGCCGAGGTCGACATGGATGAACCCCGAGCGCGGATAGAAGCCGAAGCCGAGGAATCCGACCTCGCGCGCCGCCGCCTCGAAGGCCACCGGGTCGTGGTTGGCCATGGCGATGTCGAAGGCGGCGCCGTCGAGATGCTTCGACCGCGCCGCGCCGCCCACGGCGCGGTTGTGCTCGGGGCTGCGATAGGCCGAGCGGACGATCAGTGGCTTGCCCAGCCGGTCGCGCAGCGCCTGCAGCCTGTCGAGCGCGGGTTCGTTGATCAGCAGCTTGCCGGTGCCCCGGCAGGCGATCTCGGCGGGGCTGAAGTTCGGCCAGCGCCAGGCGCTCTCCGGCACGTCGCGCCAATGGCGGTGGAAGGTCGTGGTCATGGTGTCCTCCGAAAACGAAAAACCCGCCTCGAGGGCGGGTGCTGTTGGGCTGATGAATGGGGATGGGGCGCGGCTACGGGCCGCCGCCGAAGATCTTCAGCTTGATGGCGATGCCCGCGAGCAGCGCCAGCATGACGCCGGTGGTGATCATGCGGACGGCGGTCTGCATCGCCGTGCGCCGCACCAGACGGATGCAATCCACGAGGGAGCGTAGATCGCGGATGTCTAGTGCGGCCTCGTCGCCGTCGAGACCGACATCGGCGAGCGCACGCTTCGCGCCTTCCTCGGCCGCGCGGGTCAGGATGGCCTCGAACTCGGCGTCGGGCATGCGCACGAAGCCCTCGGATCGGGGTGGTGTCATCGGATCTTCCTTCCGCCGCTCAGCCGACCTTGCAGCCCCAGAAGGACGTGTGATCGGCGGCGAAATAGCCGTCCGCGACCCGGAAATATCCCTGCAGCTCGACGGTATCGCCTGCAGTCAGCGGGACCATCGTCTGCAGCCAGATGGCGGTGGCGAGCGAGACGTGGGTGGCGGAGATTTCGCCGAGGGAGCCTCGGATTTCGGTCGTGCCGTTCAGCACGAGCCGACCGCGCATGCGGGCCGTGGCGCTGGCGTTGATCTTGTAGAGCAGCGTCGCCCCAAAGAGGTAGGTGCCGTCCACGGGGGCGACGAAGTGGTTGTTCGCGGCATCGAACGCGCCCTGATCGTTATAGTCGGTGTTGTTGAGGCCGATCTTCGTCCAAGTCCCAACGCCCACGTAGTTGTCGTAGTTGGTGTACGCCTTGAAGCGCGGCAACCGAGGCTGATCCACGATCCCGTTCGCGTTGTCGACGATAAACCCGTCGAAGAACGCGCTGCCGTCCTGGGAGACCGCCAAGCGGAACTTGTCCGAGCCAAAGAGTCCGAGCAGCGCTTTGGTCACATAGCCGGACTGGAGCGTGAGCCCGAGATCGTCGCCCGCGGCTTCCTTGTTCATGGTGTAGAAGAGATCGCCGGTGCCGCCCTCGGCGGCGGTCCTCGCGGTCCAGAGCGCGGCGTTCAGCTTGGCCGAGAACGGGTTCGACGCATCTGCCGTCGTGCCAACCCCTAGGAGCGCCATGTTCTGAAGTGCGGCCGGCGTCGTGCTGACCCAATCAGCGGCGTCATAAACGAGCAGCGTTCCTTCATCCTCAATCCAGCACCGCCAGCCGGTTCGCGGCGGCAGCCGCAGCCAGGCGCCGTCGGTCCAGAGCGCCACGTTCAGGTCCCACCCCGCCCAGTCGCCCGTCGCGCCCGAGGCGACGATGTAGCGGTCGCCATCGGCGGGCGAACCAGGCGGCGCGGTCAGGTTCCGGTCGAGGACGGAGAGCTGGACGAGCCCGTCGAGGATCCGCAACGCCTCGTTGTGAGTGACATGCTTCTGGGTCTGCGCCGCCAGGATGTAGGGCAGCAGCAGATGGGTGGTGGCGTCGGACATGGGATGGCCTTCAGAGCGTGAGCGTGACGGTCTTCGGCGCCCCCCGCCCCACGAGGGCGGAGAGCTGGAAGATGCGGACGGTGAGCGTGTCGCCGGGGCCGAGCAGCGCGCCCCAGTCGGCGGTCTGCTGGGCGGCGGTGTAGATCGCGCTGGTCGTGGTCGTGCTCAGCACCCGCTTCACGGTTGCGCCGTCGAGGATCTCGGCCTCATAGGCTCCCAGCTCCTCGGCGAGCGGGACCTCAAGCCCGCCCCAGCTGTCCGCGGCGAGCGCGCGGGACCGACGTGTCCACCGGATGGTAAGATCGCCAGGGCTGCGTGGCCGCCGCCATGGCTGCTGGACATGGGCGATCGAGAACGGTCGCAGCCCGACGCCCGCGGGCGTGAAGACCTGCGCCACATAGGTCTCGTCGCTGACCGGGCGACTGGCCGGGCCGATGCGCCAGTTCCACGGCAATCCGAGATCAGCCTCGGCGATCGGCAGTGACGCGAGCGCGGTGTCCAGCACGACGACCCGCGCGCCAACCGGCGCCGGGTTACCCATCGCACCTTCGGTACCCCGCTGGCCACGCAGAAGCCGGGTCAGCCGATACCGACCCGGCGCCAGAAGCTCCGCCGCACCCGCCTGCACGATCTCCCAAACGCCGGGCGCGCTCTCGATAGCGAGCGCATTGGCGCCGCCGAACAGCGTCAGGTCGGTGACGCTTTCCAGCGTGCCGGTCAGCAAGTCGACCACCAGCGCATTGCCGAGGTCGAAGCGCGAGGTGGGGCCCGCGTAGAAATCCGAGACCAGCGCCCCGATCCGGGCGCGGCTGCCGAACGCGGTCAGCAGTTCGAACCCCTCGGTCGAGGGGCTGCGAAACACCGCCATCTCGCCCGGCCAGGGAATGGCGTGAGCGGCGACCAGCGGCCGGTGCGCAGGCTGGTCCTCGGTCAGCTGCGGCAGGTCCATGAGCACCGCATCGGGCGCGCCGAACACGACGGCCCGCGTCAGCGACGCCGCACGGGGATCGCCGGGCGGCAGATCGTAGGTCGCACGGTCCTGGCGAACCGCCTCGATCCCGCGCGCCTCGGCGTCGGCAATGGAGACGAGCCGCAGATCGACCAGCCGTCCGTCATGGGCGAGCCGGACCGCATCTGCCGGATCGAGCGCAAGCCGCGAGGGTGGCAGACGAAACGCCGCCGTCTCCCGTCCCACCCACGCCTCCATCAGCGCGCGGCGGCAGCGCCTCTCAGCCTCCTCGGGCGGCACCGCCATCGGGAAGCTCTCGGAAGCGATCCGGGTCGTGTCCACGGTGATGCGCCGCGCCTCGACGAGGGCCGCGTCGTAGTCCTCGTCGGCCCGCGCGACCTGCCATTTCAGCGCCTGCGGTAGTTCGGTCTCCTGGCCGCGGGTCAGTTCAAGCACGTCGCCCTCGCGGGCGGCCACCAGATCGTCAGGCACGAGTGTGGCGACCGAAGCCCGGCCGCGCATGACGAAGCGGATCACGCCCTCGGTCTCGACGGCGTCGAAGCCGAAATGCCGCGACAGCGTGGTGATAGAGGCGCGAGGGCTTTCCAGCGCGGTGATGGCGTAGCCCTCCACCGCGCCCCAGAGACCGGAGACGTCGATGCGGACTTCGGGGAGCCCGGTGCGCAGGCAGAGGTGGCGGACGAGGGCCGCCAGCGACACCGCGCCGAGCCGCCCGGTCAGCCAGTGGCCGAGCCGCCAGTTCGCCCCGTCCGTCCAGACATCGGTCAGCGCCGGAAAGAACGGGTACGGCCGCGCGTCCCATGTCCAGGCGGCGCATTCCGGCACATGCACCATCCGGCCGCCGTAGACCGAGGACAGCGGGTTGTTCGTGGCATCGCCCCACCAGAGGTACGTCGCCTCGAGATAGGCCCGCTGGATCGCGTCGTCGCGCCAGCCGCGCGAGAAATGCGGCGTGAAGCTCTCCGACGACTTCGGATCGAAGAAGACGTTGGGCTGGTTGGTGCCCCGGTCGATGGCGGGGCAACCGAGCTCCGTGAACCAGATCGGCTTGGACTCGGGGGCCCATGCCGTCGGCGTTCCGACCTCCACACCGCCCGGGCGGTCGTAATGCGGGTTCGACCACCAGGCGCGCAGATCCTTGTAGCGGAAGACCCACGGCTTGGCCGCCGCGCCGTCTGTAATCGCGGTCCGGACCTGCGCGGTGCGATCCGCCGCGCTGGCATAGAACCAGTCGAAGCCTTCCCCGCCCGCGATGTTGCCCTGCAGGTAGGCCCGGTCGTAGATCGCGGGCCAGCCTTCCTGCGCGTCGGCATGTTCGAACCCGTCGCGCCAGTCGGAGAGCGGCATGTAATTGTCGATGCCGATGAAATCGATCTCCGGATCGGCCCAGAGCGGATCGAGGTGGAAGAACACGTCGCCGCTGCCGTCGCCCGGCTGGTGCCCGAAATACTCCGACCAGTCCGCCGCATAGCCGATCTTCGTCCCGGCCCCGAGAATGGACCGCACATCGGCGAGCAGATCCCGATACGCCTGCACCGCCGGATAGGTGGCGGCTCCGGATCGGATCGTCGTCAGCCCCGGCATCTCGGTCCCGATCAGGAAGGCGTCCACCCCGCCCGCCGCCGCACAGAGATGGGCGTAGTGCAGCACCATGCGCCGCAGGCCCCAGTCGCCGGGCGTGCCGGTCCACGAAACCGTCTGACCCGAGACGCTGAAGCTCGCGGGCGTGGCTGCGCCGAACAGCGCCGCGACCTGGCTTGCGGCCGTCGCCGTCTTGTCCACGGTTCCGGCGAAACCCGCTGCAGGCGAGCAGGTGATCCGCCCCCGCCACGGGAACGCGGGCTGACCGGTCTCGGCGGCGTTGTCGGAATAGGGGTTCGGCAGGCTGTTGCCGGGCGGCACGTCCATCAGGATGAACGGATAGAAGGTCACGCGCAGCCCGCGCGCCTTCATCTCCTGGATCGCCTGCAACACGGAGAAATCGGACGGCGTGCCGCCATAAACCGGCCGATCCTGATCGTCGCGGCTGACGAGGAACGCACCCGCGCGGCTGACGCCATTGACCGACCAGCTGACCGGCGTGGTCGACTTGGCCGACACTTCGACGCCGGGCCGTACCTTGCAGGAGCCCGCGCGCAGATCGTCGCCGAACCACGCCACCACGAGGCTGACGCTTTCGACTGCCGGGGCCATCGCCTGCAGCCGGTCGAGCGCCTCCACCATGTCGGTGGAGTCTGCCAGCGCGTTCAGGTTCTCGGGCACTGTCGCGCCGCCGTCGGTCTTGCGGATCGCCTGCGTCGCGTAGGTGAACTCGCCCGAGGCCGGGATCAAGGTGACGGCGCGGGTCAGCCCCTCGGCGGTGTCGGCGTCGGCGAGCGGCCGAAACACCTCGAAGGAGAGCTGCGGCAGGCGGTTGCCGTAGGTCGAGAGCGCCAGCTCCTCGAAGACGACATAGGCCGTGCCGCGATAGGCGGGCGTGTTGGCCGCTCCCATCCTGGCCGCGATTAACGGGTCCGCCGTCTGGGTTTCGTCGCCCGGATACCAGCGCCAGGTGACGCCGGAGAGGTCCATCGGCTTGCCGTCGGCCCAGATGCGACCGATGCCGGTGATCGGGCCTTCACAGAGCGCGACCGCGAAGCTGGCATAGTAGAGATACTCGGTGGTCTTGACCTTGCCGCCCCCGCCGCCCTTGCCGCCGCCCTGCGTGGTGGTCTTGGTCTCCTCGCGGAAATCGGTCGCCCAGATGATGTTGCCGCCCATCCGCATGCGGCCGTAGAGCCGCGGGATCACTGCCCCCTCGGTGGCCGAGGTGATGCGCAGCGTGTCGAGACGCGCACCCTCGATGCGCTGCGTCGGCGCCAGCGACGAGATGAGCCAGCTGTCGACGACCGAGCCGATGCTGGAGCCGATGAACCCGCCGATGGTCGCGGCGCTGACGCCGAGGATCGCGCCGCCGATGGAACCGCCAATGGCGGCGCCGGCGGCACCGAGAACGAGGGTGGCCATGTCGGGGTCTCAGCGATGCGGGAACAGGAAGGCGAAGGCGATGCGCCGCCGCCAGGGTTGCGTGAGCCGTTCCTCGATCACGCCGAGCCGCTCGTAGGCGTGGAGGAAGCTGTCGGGCGTGGTCAGGATCCCGACATGCTTGGCAATGGCGCGGGGCTTCATGCGGAACAGCACCAGCGCGCCGGGAACGGCCTTGGCGGGCGACACCTCGATCATCATGCGCCGCGCGCCCTCGGCCAGAACCTCGCGCGGACCGGTCTCGCCCCAATCCCGGCTGTAGGGCGGGATCGGGAACGGCTCGGGGCCGACGACCTCGCGCCAGACGCCTCGGGCGAGTCCAAGGCAGTCGCAGCCGACGCCGCGCAGGCTCGCCTGGTCGTGATACGGCGTCCCCAGCCAGGCCCGTGCGATGGTGATGACGCGCGCGGGGTCGGCTAATGCGAGGGGTTGCGTCACAGCACGCCGCCCTCGTGCCCGCCATCCTTCGTGGCGTAGCGCAGCACGGCATCCTGGCCGGGGATGTGCGGGAAACCGCGGAAACTGGCGGTGTTGGCGAACTTTGCCCCGCAGGTATCGATCCGCTTGTCGCAGCCCGCACGGATGGTGAAGGCGTCGCCCTCGGCGATGGCGCGCACTGGCGCCTCGAGCAGGGTCAGGATCGCGACGCCGTCCGTGACGTCATGTCCCAGCACCTCCGTGCGCCGCCCGGCATTCGCGCCGCTCGTCCAGTCCAGCGTGCCGAAGGTGAACCAGCCGGACGTGAATGTGCCCAGCCCCGAGGCGGTGAAGGCCCGGTCGCGCAAAATGTCAATCACCGCGCCCGTGCCCTTGAAGGCCGTATCCTCCAGATCGACGCCGCAGCGCGCGTCCCCGAGTCCGGCATCGCAGGTCGCCTGGAATGTCCGCCCGACCGTCTGGCCCAGCATATGAGCGAGCGAGCGGACCTCGGCCACAAAGGCCAAGCGCCCGCGCCGGATCTGGCCGATGGACCCGCGCCGCATCAGCACGCGCTGGCCGGTGTCGGCCCAGTTCACGCGCCAGACTTCGACCTCGGCATTGTCCCAGCGGCCATCGATAATGTCGGTCTCGGTGATCCGGTCGGAGGTCAGCACGCCTTCGGCGTCCTGCGCATCGACAGACAGGTCGGAGCCCGAGCGCACCTCGGACGCCGTGAGCCCGCTCTCGGGCTCGAAGTCCGCGCCGTCGAAGGTCAGCGTCCGGTCGTGATCGGTGTAGCCGAAGGTGACGCCATCGGCGCGGGCGATCCGCCAGCACCAGGCGAGCGTGGTCGTGCCCTCGTCGAGATGGGCCTGCAGGTCGGGATCGAGGGTCTTCATCGGCGGAGTTCCAGCAGCGGGATGGAGGTGATCGAGCCGAGCCGTTCGAGATCGAGCGTCACGTCGAGCACGTCGGTGTCGAAGCGGACTGGCACGTCGAACTCAAAGCCCGCGGTGATCGCGACGCCAGCGCCCGGCGCGGCGCTGAAGGTGACGACACCGGTGGTGGTGTCGACCGACCAGCCGGAGGGCTGCTCGACGCCCGACAGCGCGATGCGCACGCTGCCCGCCACCGGCTTCGCGATGGCGCGCGTCCAGGACTGCGCGCCCGAGGCGTAGCGCTTGACGAGCTGGAAGGCGGTCGTCGCGCCGTCGCCGTTGCCGATCGCCTGGTCGGTGGGCGATGGCGTGCCCGAGGGCAGGCAGGACTTGTGGTCGCCCCAGTCCTTGAAGCGAAACCCATGCAAACGACCGTTCCGCGCCTCGAAAAAGGCGACGACGGCGGCGAGATCGTCGGCGCGGCGGATGCCATAGGCGACGTCGTAGCGGCGGCGCGAATTGGCCCAGCTGGCGTTCCGCTCCTCGTCGCCCGAGGCGAGCTCGACGATCTGGGTGCGCCGCTCGGGCCCGCCCCGCGCGCCGCGGCTGATGTCGTCGGGAAACCGGACCTCGTGGAACGCCATCACATGCCCCTCCGCCCGAGCGAGACGGCGCGGGCGATGTCGGCCGCGACCTGTGTGCGGGACTGCCGGAAACTCTCGGCGTCGCGGGCCATGATGGTGACGTTGACCCCGCCGCCCGCGCCGTAGCTCTGCGCCTCCCGCCGCGACAGGACCCGCTCGCCGCGCTGCAGGATCGCGGGCACCTCATCGTGGTGAAGCCCGGCCATGCCGCCGCCATGCATCCGCGGGGCAGCGGCGAAGGCCATGGCCGGGACCATGCGTGAGGGCCCGGCCGATCCGACCATCCCGCCCGCATGCAGGACGTTGGCGAAGATGCCGCCCGCGCCGGAGAACACGCCGGAGAGCGCATTGGCGATCGGCCCGAGGATGAACCGCCGCGCCGCGAGCTGGGCGAGATCGGCGAGCAGCGAGGTGACGAGGTCGCGAAAGTTCAGCTTGCCGGTCTTCACGAACTGGCCCACGGCCGTCTCGGCCGACTGGAAAGCGCCGACGAGGCTCTGGCCGATATCGCCGCCGATGTCGCGGGCCTTGCTGGCGTAGTCGGACAGCGCCGCCGTGACGGCCTGCCAGCTGGTGACGGCGGCGTCGGTCGCGGGCTCCGCCGCAGCAGCAGCAGCCCCGGCCGCCGTACCGGCGCCCGTCGCGGCGCGTCCGGCTTCACCAAGCGCCGTCTCCAGCCGCTCGGCAGCACCAGTGGCCTCGGCCAGCGCATCGGCACTGGACTCGTCGGTACCGCGCACCGCATCGCGCAGGGCCTGCCAGCTTTCGAGAGCCGCGCGGGCCCCCTCGGCCAGATCGCGGGCCGCGCCGCGATAGACGTTGGCGGACTCGAGCGCGCGGGCGGCCGCGTCCGTGAGCCCGAGATCGGGCGCGGTCAGAGGATTGTCCTCGAATGCCCGGTCGAACGCCGCCTGCGCCGCCGTCGTGGCGGCGCTGGCTGCGCCCTCGAAACGGTTCTCGATCTCGCCGAGGTCGAGGTCCGGCACCAGCGAGATGCGTCGCTCCGACCCGAGGGCTTCCAGCCCCTGGTTGATGCCGCCGATGAAGCCGTTGATGCGCGAGACCACGCCGTTCAGCATCGCCTCGACGCCGTCGACCAGGCTGTTCGCCGCCTGGAACGCCAGATCGCCGATGGCGGCGGGCAGCAGACCCCAGATCGCCTTGATCGCCTCGTAGGCCCCCTCGAACGTGTTGGCCGCCGTATTCCCGAAACTGACGACGCTCTCGATGGCGCTCTGCATGCCCGAGGCGGCATCGGCCTTCAGGTCGAAGAACATCGCCGTGGCGGCAGCACCGGCCGCAGCAGCGCCCATGCGGATCCGCTCCCAGACCTCGACGGCGAGGTCCTTCAGGAGCGACATGGCCTCACCGAAGCCGCCCGCGCCGGACACGAGGCGGGTGAACTGGTAGACGAGCTCGCCCGCGCCGACGATCAGCGCCCCGATGCCGGTCCGGATCAGCGCCCCGCGCAGGACGACCAGTGCCGTGGCGAGACCGCGCACGGAGAGCGCCGCGGCGGCCATGCCGGCGACCCAGCGTCCCGCGAGGAAAGTGGCGAAGGTCGCGGCATAGGTGGTCAGGCGGCCGATGTTGTCGAAGAGCCCGCGGATCGCGATGCCCAGCGGCCCGGTGCGGCTTGCAACAGACGCCATCGCATCTGCGACCGCTTCCAGTGCGGGTGCGGCGGCAACCGCCATCTGGTTCGACAGCCCGCGCCAGATCAGCCCGAGGCGGGATATGGCGTCGTTCGTGCGCTCGATCTGGTCGGCGTCCTGCTCCGACACGACGACGCCGAAGGCGAGGACATCCTCCGTCGCCTGGCGCAGCGTCGCCGTGTCGATCCGCGACATGGCGATGGAGCCTTCCTCGCCGAAGAGCTGGCCCGCAACGGCGGCGCGTTCGGCGGCGGGCACGAAGCTCTCGATGGCGGCGTTGATCGCACCCACGCGCTGGTCCAGTGGCAGGGCGATCAGCTCGTTGGCCGAGAGCCCGAGCCGGTCCAGCGCGTCGGCGGCAGGGCCGGTCCCGGCGGCGGCCTGGCTGAGACGACGCGTCAGGTCCTTTGTGGCCTGCTCGATGCCGGACATCGACACGCCCGCCAGCTCGCCCGCGCGCTCGAGCGTCTGGATCGAGGCGACGGTGGTGCCGAGGGACTGTGCGAGCTTCGCCTGCGCATCGACCGTCTGGAGACCAGACCGGATCATTGCCACGCCAGCGGCGGCAGCGGCGGCCACGGCGGCGGCAGCCGCTACAGCCACACGGCGGGAAAACGCCGCGAGCCGGGCGTTCGCCGCTTCCATCTCGCGGCTCAGCCGTCCGAAGCCACGCGACCCGGCCTCACCGACACCTTCCAGTTCGGCGCGCACCTGCCGTCCGCCCACGGCCGCGAGGCGGACGCTGACCCTCTTCTCAGCCATGGGAGTGATCCATCTGTTCGTTGAGTTTGGCCACCATCACCGCTTCGATGACGGGCAGCAGTTCGGCCATGGCGAGCGGCGGCACGCCGAGCGCGTCACCGAGCGCCAGCGCCGCCGACATGTCCCAACCGATCACCGCGCCGGGCAGCACGCGCAGCTGGCCGCCGAGGCGGCCGACGAGGTCCCAGACCTGCCAACCCTCATGGGTCTGCGGGCGGTTCAGCCGCGCCGGGCAGTCCGGGCAGGCTTCCGGGCAGGCTTGACAGTAGCGCTCGCCCCCGCCGAAGGACCATTCGGCGAGAGCGCGGAGACGTTTTTTTCCTGTTCCAGCAGCAGGCCCTTGGACACATAGGTTAGCTGGAAAGCCTCGAAGATCGGCCAGATGTCGAGGAGCGCATCGATGGCATCAGGGCTGGGCTCGATTGTATTGCCGTCTGCGTCGCCGATTCCCTCCCAAGCGAGAACTGCCCTCCGCGCCAGCGCTTTTGCGAAGGCGACAGCGCGTTCTTCGTCACTGGCGTCCTCGGGCAGCGTCTCCACCACAGGATCGCTGCGCGTCGCCACCATCAGCGCGGTGGTCAGCGGGCGGAGCTGCACCCGGACGCCGGTAGCGAGATCGTGCCAGCGCGGAGCATTGGTCAGGTCGAGCGTCAGCATCGTCAGTACACCTCGATGTCGTTGATCAGGGTTGCTGTGCACATCCGGCCGACGACGCTGTCGCGGGCGGCCTGCCAGTCGAAGGTGGCCTGTACGCCCTGCGGCCCGGAAATCTCGATCCGCGGGCGCGGCAGGTAGACGGCGTGCACCGTGAAGGTGAAGCTCTCGCCGGACGGCAGGACGTAGGCGAACTCCATCTCGCAGGCCTCGCCGTTGATCGCCTGTGTCACCAGCGTCTGGTCGGCGAAACGCACCTCGATCCGGCCGGTCAGCGCCGCGATGGACGGGTCCGCGCCGTCGATGCGGCCGTCGCTCCGGATCGTCTCGATCCGGTCGAGGTTGTTGGCATAGGTGATCTCGGCGGAGACCACGTTGCCGAGCGCCGTGCCGTTGCGGGTGATTGCCCCGTTGAAATGCCCGAAGCGCTTCAGCTCCAGCGCCGCCGGTGTTTCGGCGCTGGTCGTCGTGCCCACCGTCTCGCCCTGCGCCACCAGCCGCGCCGTCGCCGTCAGCAGCCCCGAGCGCTGCATCTGCCAGGTGATCTGGTCGAGCACGCAGCCCGAATACATCGCGTAGCGCGGCACCTCGGGCATGCCGGTTTCGATCGACATGCTGGGCAGCGTCCATGACCCCGACTGGAACTCGTGGCTGTAAGGGGCTTCCACACCCGTGGTCGTGGGCGCGCCGAACGCCGCCTTCAGCCAGAAGCCGAAGGCCTCGGCGTCGAGCGGCACCACGACATCGCCGTCCGCCGTCACCGCGTCCTTGATCGGCGCCAGCGGATCGCGGCCGTAGCCCAGCAACTCCGAGTTCAGCAGCGGCTGCTCCGCCCCCAGCGACGTGCTGGCGAAGGGCATGCGGGTGAAGCCGCTCGCGGGCGGGGTTCCATAGGTCGTCTCGAACGCAAGCGCCATCAGCGCCCGCGCCCCCTGGGCTCGTGCCATGGTGTTCTCCTCGGATTGTCGGGGTCAGGCCAGTGGATCGGCCGTGGAATAGTGCAGCACCACCGGAACCACGGCGGCCTTGAGGCTGGCCGCGCCCTCGACCGGCAGATCGACCGGGCGCGGGGCTTCCGCCTCGACCCAGTCACAGAGCCCACCCAGCGTTCGGTCGGCGGCGAGCGCAGCGCCGATGCTGGCGGACAGCGTGTCGAATGCGGTGTCGCGATCGGCACCTTGCACGACCGCCTCGATCTCGGCGCGGTGCTGGTAGTGGTAGGCGAGCGGCGACAGCGTGATCTCCGGCTCCCCCGGCTCGCCATCGCGCAGGATCAGGAGCCCCTCGGCCGGGATGCGCTCGGGCAGCACCTCACCGCGCAGGGCGTCGGCGGGCAGCGCCGAGAGCCGCGCGTGCAGCGCGGCGAGGATGGTTTCGCGTGGTGTGGGCACATCGGGGCCTCAGGTTTGAGACGTACTTGCCGAATTGCCAAGTTGCCAATTTCCGATCAGGTTCAGGGGCATGCGTGTATCCCATATGATGAAACCCGACGGGCGAGTTTTCCTTAAGAGCGAATGGGCTCAGATCAGTGACGAGTGGCCCTGTGTGTCCTTCACCAAGCGGTCAGTCGGCGATCGCCTCAGGCGCGAGTTCGTGGCAGGTCGAGACGTTCTCGTCTACGTCGGCACGACCAGCACCGAAATGACTCGGCTGCCGGAACACCGAAGCCGCCTGATTTCGGCAGTGACCATCGAGCCCAACCAGATCCTCGAAACACGCAAGATCGTGCCTCCGGACGTCTGGGCGAACTCCAATGCGCAGTGGGGCGATCGCTGGCCCCACTCCATGGCGGTTCTGGCAGCGGCCAACATGGTCGGGCCGCCATATCCCGCCGCGCACGACACGATCCCGATCGCGTACCGATCCTTCGCCGAGATCGCCAACAGGGGCGGCGTTGTCGAAGCGACAGGCGCCGAACGAGAGGCGGTCATGGCGCTCGAAATCGAGCCAATCACCCTGAACCTTCGCGAAGACGTCACCAACTACCTCGAGCTGCGCAGCAGCGTGTCGGCAGAGGTCGAGCCATCGGTCAAGCAAGAAGTCTTTCGGATGGCGATGCTGATCATCGATCGCGTCAAACGCGGCGGGGAGCTCGGTGTAAAGGTTAATCCGCTACGTTCAGCGCCGAACCTCTCCGATCTCAATGCCCTTCTTGTCCGCAAGTGGAGCGAACAAGGTGGACGATGCGCCCTGTGTGGTGGCGCGCTTATGGCCGGTGGAGCCAACAAGATGCTCCAGCCCTCCGCTGATCGAACTGACAGCGCCAACGGCAGCTACGACGATGCAAACGTCGCGATCACGCATCTCGCGTGCAATCTGGCCAAGAACAAATACGGCCTGGACGAGTTCGAGGACTGGCTGTCGATACTCAGGGGTGTCGATCTCTGATCTCTTAGCACACTCAGTCGAGATCGCTATCGGATCCTCCCCTCCACCCAGTTCGCGACGATCAAACCCGGCACGCTGTCGAGCGCTCTTTCCGCGTCGCGGTCCAGGTCGAGCCGCTTCGGCAGCTTGACCTGCGGAACCAGCAGGAAGATCGGCACCGTCGTGCGCCCGCGGCCTGTCCTGGAGCGTGATGCGACGCCGAGCCCCCGGCTGTTCAGCCTCCCTTCAGCCACAAGCAGGCTTGGCCCACGTCGGCGGTAGACGAAGCGCAGCCGCAAGCCGCGGCGGCGTTCCCATTCGCCGGGGGTGATCCTGCCGCCGCGCAGGCCGCGTCCGGCGGCTGGCGTCGGGATCGCCAGCCAGAATCCGTCCTTCGAGCGGATCAGTGGGCCGGTGTCGTGGGCGCCGACGATGACCGGCGCCTTGGACCACACGAGCGCGGCGGCGTTCAGGCTCTCGCCGGCCTTCGGGTACGTCTGGCTCCGGATCGAGTTTGCGAGCCGCGGCCCGAGCCCCGCGCCGGTGATCTGGCCGCGCCAGGCGGTCTTGAGTCCGGTCCCGGCCTCGCGCATGGCGGCGGTGACGGCCTTCTCGCCGGCCTTCACCTCGGCGGCCATGGCGGCGACGAGGTCCGGCGTGATGTCGAGCTTCAGCTTCATCGCGGTCAGGCCGGGCGCAGGTCGACATTCCAGACGAGCCGCTCGCGGTCGCGAACGGGTTCGCCCTGGATGAGGAAGGCTTCGCCGTCGATCTCGATCCGGTCACCGGGACGCGGGTTGGCCACTTCGGAAAGGCGCAGATCGAGCCGGATGCTCTCCGACCAGATCCGCGCCTCGCCGAAACTGGTGACGTCGTCGGGGCGCCGCAGGATGGCGCGGACCAGCGACGGCGCGCCGCCCTCAGCGATGTAGACGATGTCGCGCGCGAGATGCGCATCCGCGAAGAGCGCGTCGAGGGCGGATGTGAACGCGCTGGTCATGGCTATACTGCTCCCATGAAACAGGAATCGATTTCAGAGCGCCCGACGAGGGTCCGAGCCGTTCAGGCGCTGTCAGAGGCGTTCATGCGCCAGCACCCGGACACGTCCCTCGACCCGAAGGGCTACGTTGCAGATTTTCGCGACACCCTGCTTCCGCAGGTCTCGCTGGAGGATTTCGAAGCAGACCTGTCGTCGGGGGACGGCAACGAATTGGAGACCAAGTTCCGGGCGGCCCATTCTTCATCAGGGCTGGCAGTCAACTGCTTCGCGCCGTTTCGGAGCCGGATCGCCGACCTCGCCATGCCGATGGCTGCCGGTTTCGACGATCTTCGCTTCGAGCGGAAATGCCCCACCGGACTCCGCGGCGGCCGTGCTCCCAACCTCGACGTCGTGCTTTCAGGCCCCGGCGGCGTGGTCGGGATCGAGTCCAAGCTGACCGAACACCTGTCGGCCCACCGGGCTGAATTCTCGCCCGCCTACGAGGAGCAGATCAGGGACGCGCGGCGCGATCAGGGATACTTTCGCGAGATGCTGCGCCTCCGGGATCGCCCGGACCAGTACACCTGGCTCGACGCTGCACAGCTCATCAAGCATGCCTTCGGTCTGGCTCGCACCTTTCCAGACCGCCCCGTGACGCTGCTCTATCTGTTCTGGGAGCCTGCGAACCCGGGTGCCGGTCCGGAGTTCGCCGCCCATCGTGAGGAGATCGACGAGTTCAGGGCGCGCGTGGCAGGATCATCACCGGTGTTCGAGGCGATGAGCTATCCGGAACTATGGCGCTTCTGGCAGGATACCGAACCGGCCGACTGGCTGGTCCGGCATCTCAGCGATCTTCACGCCCGATACGGCGTCACGCTCTGACTCAGGTCCGCCGTGCCGAGCGCAACACCTGCGGCCGTGTGCAGATCGGGAGCGGGTTGCTCTCGATCTCCAGCCGCACCCATTCGTCGCGGTCCCGGTCGGGGATCGTCCGGGCATAGAGCGGCTGGCCGAGCGTGTTGACCGTCTCGAAGGTGTCGGCGGGGGCGTAGTAGATCTCGAAGAGCCCCTCGATGCCCTCGGGATAGAAGAACGCCTTGTCGGTCGGCACGGTGAAGCCGACGCCGCCCCGGTAGCGGCGGAAGGTGATGCCGCCGAAGCTGACCTCGTCGGCCACTCGGCCGCGCAGGTCGGCGGCGGCCGCGGTGTTGAGGTAGGTCTCCCGCACCTCCTTGTGGGCAACGAGATCGGCGAAGAAGGCCGAGCCGCATTCGGCACGCACCTGCACGGCGCCGGCCGAGAGCCCGCCCATCGAGTCCTCGACGCTCTCGATGAGCGCCTGGCAGCGCTTCCGCAACGCCCCCGAGGCCGGGCTCGCGTTGTCGAGGTCGAAGTCGATCTCGGCCGCCGGCGAGATGCCGAACTCGGTGAAGTAGTTCACGACCGTGGCGTGATCCTTCGGATCCTTCACCAGCCCCTGGATGCCGTTCAGGAGGTGGTACTCGAAGGTTGTCTCTGCGTCCTGGCGGAGCTTCCTGAGCCGATAGGCCACCTCGGTCTGGACCTGCTGGGTGGCGCTTTCCGAGCCGAAGTCACGGACGGACTGGATCTCGGAGGCCCAGAGCACGTCCTGCTTCTTGAACTGGCGGCAGACAAAGGCGCGCATCTCGCGTCGGTCGGGCACCTGCTGTTCGTAGGCCGAGCCGCGCTCGGAGAACGGAATGAGCGACAGCGTGCCGTCGCGGCTCTCGATCACGACGGTGCGGGAGCGCACGCCGCGCGGGCTGAAGAGGGCCGAGCCCGAGAGCAGCGCGGGCTTGTAGGGGATGTTCTCGAGCGCGCGCGTGAGCTCGACGATGGTGAAGGCATCGCCTTCGAAGATGTCCATGGTGGCCATGAGGATGCCTCCTGCAGGGATTGGGTCAGCGGACGAGGATGCCCGCAGCGAGGAGCGCGGCGTGCGCAGCCGCGATCTCGGCCTCGCTGGGCGTGCCGGCGAAGACGAGATCGTGGCGATTGACGATGGCAGGCCCGCGAACGACCGCGACGGCCGGCGCATCGCCACCGGACGCATCCGCCGTGCCCCAGAGCACGGCGACGGCGGTCTCGGTGCCGTCGACGGCGGCCGGGTCGTGGGCGGCGTACTTACCCGAGGCGGTGATCTTGCCGAGCACCGTGCCGGGCTCGAGCGTGCCGGACGCGACGGTGATCGTCTCGCGGGTGTAGTCGCGGAAGGCTTCCCAGACGAGGAAGCCGCCGGGGTGCGTGCCTTCGACCAACGTGGTCATGGTGTCATCCTTTCAGCTTGAAGGTGCGGGCGACGATCTCGCCCCAGGGGCGCGCGGCCGAGGAACGGCCGGGCTGCGGGTGATGGGGCGCGATCTCGGGCTCGGCCTCGGACCTCAAAGCGAGGAGCGCTGCGCGCACCTCGTCGAGGCTCGCGTCCTGTTCGAGGAATTTGCCGGCCATCTGCGGCTGGCCCGCGAGGCGGCAGAGATCGACCACCGCGCGGGCATGCCCGATGGCCTCCGACCGGATCGCGGCGGGGTCCGGCGGCGCGCCACTGGGCGGCGGCGTCTCGATCGGCGGCTGCGGGGCATCAGAGGCGGCAGTCTGCTCGTCCTCGGGATCCGCGACCTGATCACCGTCGGAGACTTCGTCGGTGGTCTCGGTGTTTGTGCCGTCGGTATCGTCGCCGGGCTCCGGTTCGGCTTCGACCTGCTCCACCAAAACCGGCGGCGCGTTGCGGAAGCGCCCGATGTCGAAGGCTGCTGCGATGCGAACGGGCTCGATCAGCCGGTCCGCGAAGCCCTGCGCCACAGCATCGCCCGCGTCGAACCAGGTCTCGGCGGCCATGAGCGCGGAAACCTCCTCCGGTGTCCGGCCGGATTTCGCGGCGTAGCCCGAGACCAGGCTGCCCTTCACCTTATCGAGGGCGTCCGCCATGGCGCGCATGTCCTCGGCCGTGCCCAACACGAGGCCGGCCGGATCGTGGATCATCAGGAAGGCGTTCTCGGGCATCACGATCTCGTCGCCCGCCATGGCGATGTAGGAGGCGGCCGAGGCGGCGATGCCGTCGATCCAGACCGTGACCGGCCCCTCATGCCGCTTCAGCGCGTTGTGGATCGCGACCGCGTCGAAGACGGACCCACCGGGGCTGTTCAGCCGCAGATCGACGGGCGTGCCCTCGGGCAGCGCGCCCAGTTCGGCGAGAAAGCCCTTCGCCGAGACCCCGTAGGCACCGATCTCGTCATAGATCGCCACCTCCGCGCCGGTCCCCCGGGCGCGGATCGCATACCAGCTTGCCATGTCGTCACTCCTGTTCGGTGGCCGGATCGGTCGCCGCGGCGCCGTCGTCCGTATCGTTGCCGGCGCCATTGCCGGGCTCGGCCCGGGTCGCCGGTGTCGCGCGGGCGCCCTGCGTCTCGCCGGGGCTCGTGCGGTAGCGCAGACCGAGCCCCGTCGCGCGCGCAGCGTCGGCGGCGTTCTCGCGATCCACTTCCTCGATGTCGTAGCCCGTGGCCTCGACCACCTTGCGTCGCGAGGTGATGCCGGCCTCCATTGCCAGCACCTGCGCCTGGATGTCCTTCAGCGGATCGACCCAGTCCCAGCGCGGCGGGATCCATTGCACCGGTCGCACCGTCGCGGGATCGGCATCGAGCGCGCCCGAGAGCACCGCCGTCTCCAGCCAGCGCCGCCACACCGCGCGGCAGAGCTGGTGCACGATCACGCCATGCTGCAGCTGGCCGATGCGGCGGCGGAACTCGACGAGCTCCGCCCTGAGGCTCGAGTAGTTCGCCTGCCGGACGTCGCCGGTGACGAGGTGATAGGGCAGCCCCAGCGAGGCCGAGACCGCCAGCAGCGTGCGGTACTGGAACGCCTCGTAGCCGCCGCCGACATCGGCCGGCGATGAGAACTTCACGTCCTCGCCGGGCAGCAGCACCTGCATCGTACCGGGCTCGAGGCTCGCAATGGCGGCGCCGTCGAGATCCGCCTCCGCCTCGCCCATCATCGGCTCTTCTGGCGCAATCTTGGTGATGAAGCCCGCGAACATCGCCGCGGTCTTCTTCCGGTCGAGCTCGGCGTCGTCGTACTGGTCGAGCAGGAACAGCCGCACCATCGCCGGCGCGATATGCGGCAGCCCCCGGATCTGGCCCGCGTCGATGGGGCGGTAGATGTGCAGCACATCGCCTGCCGGCACGCGCACCGTCTCCGGGATGACCGCCCCCTGATCGGTGCTGTCGCCCGGGTGGCGGCGGCGGAAGTGGTAGGCCACGCGCCGGCCGATCGCATCGAACTCGATCCCGCAGCGGATGCGGTTGCCGTTGGCCGCGGCTTCGGTCTTCTCGAAGGGCAGCATTTCCGACTGGAGAAGCTGCAGCTGCAGCGGCACCAGCAGCCCGTCCTCGGCCCGGCGCGGGCGCAGCCGGACGAAGCACTCGCCCGCCACGAACATCTCGCGCGCGACCATGGCCTGCAGACCGTAGAAGTCGGTCAACGCGTCCGCGTCGGCCTCGTCGGTCCAGGCGAGCCAGAGCCGCTGGACCCGGTCGCGCAGATCGGCGTCCCCGATCAGCGACGAGGGCTTGATGCCGTCGCCGACAAGGTTCGCGGCGAAGGCCTCGCAGGCATTGGCGGCATAGCCGTTGGTCACCACCAGTTCGCGGGACCGCGCCAGCAGCCGCGGGCCGCCGGAGGCGACCAGCGCGTTGATGTTCTCGAGCGGCGGGTTCCAGCCGCGCAGCCGTCGCTTCGCCATGGCACCTTCGAGACGGGCGCGCACGGCAGCAGGGCCGCCGGTGGTCCGACGGCGAAAGCGGTCGAAGAGGCCCATGGGTTCAGAGCCCCTTCGCCGTCGTCACGCGCACCTGCCGAACGATCCGACGCCCCTCGGCTGCGGCGATCTCGCGGTCCAGCGCCTCGATGGCCCGGTCGATCTCGGCCACGCTGCGGTAGTCCACGGTCTTGCCGTCGTAGCTGACCCGCGCCACCCCCGAGGATCGCTGCGCGGTCAGCGCGTCGCGGCGGGCGCGGAGCTCGGCGGCCGTGGCCATGGATCACCTCATGTAGTTCGAGCGCACCGTGCGCCGGCGCGGCGAGGTTCGTCTCTCAACGTGCACCGGCGTTCCCGGTCCGGCCTCGGGTCCGTCCTGCTTCGCCACCCCGAGTTGCGCTTCCAGATCGGCCCACCGCGCCTCCGGCCAGCGATCCGCCCCCGCGATCCATGCGGCGGCGCGGGCATACACCCGTGTGTCCAGCGCCTCGTTGCGCTCGCGGAGCTTCTGCCACTCGAGCCGCGCGAAGCCGCGTTTCGTGCGCACCGTCACCAGCTGCTCGGCGGTCAGCTGCTTCAGCCATTCGCCGTCCGCCCAGTCCGGCAGGTGGATCGTGCCGGGCGGACACAGCGCACCGGCAGCCTGTTCCTCTTTCGTCGGCCGGTCCTGCCGCAGGAAGCGATAGGTCTCGGCCTTGAAGGTCGAGGTCGCCACCGTCCAGAGCCGGGCTCCACGGCGGAGCCGCTTGCCCGCAACGGTTGCGTCGACATAGGTCGGCCCGGTCACCGGACTCGTCCGGGTGAACCCCTCGACACCCTTCACCGGCGCCACCTGCGCGAAACCCACCTGGCGCGACCAGGCATAGACCGCGCTGGTCTCGTAGCCGGTATCGATTGCCAGCCGGGCGATGGTCAGATGCTGACCAGCCCCATGCGCCCATGTCCGCCCGAGCAGGTCGGTCAGCTGCTGCCAGCAGGCCGGATCGCCGGGCCCGCCCTCCAGCACGAGGTGGTCCACGAGCCAGCTTTCGAGCCCGCGGCCCCAGGCCCAAACATCGACCTCGATCCGGTCCTTCTGCACGTCGGCGCCCGCGGTCAGGAACAGCCCCCGCTCCGGGACCGTGCCCGGGGCCCATGCCTCGCGCCGGTCGGCCAGCCGCTGCCAGTCGGGCGCCTCGCCGGTCTCCATCCACGTCTCGCCGAGAATGGTGTTCCGGAACGCCCGCATCGCCTCGTCGCTGCCCCGTGCCGCCTCGTGCGCCCGCGCGATCCGCTGCCAGCTGAGCCAACCCACCGGCGAGTAGAGCGCCGAGAGGTGGTAGCCAACCGTCGTAGGATCGGTGGCGGTGGCAGTCACGCGCCACTCCCCGCGCTCGAGCATCCGCGTCTTATGGTGCTCAGCGATGGGCTGATCACAGCCCTCGCAGATGTACTCGGTTGTCTCCGGCCGCCCCTTCTCCCAGAGCAGCCGCTCGAACTTCAGCCACTGCATCGCGCCGCAATGCGGGCATGGCACGAAGTACCGGCGCTGGTCGGACGCCTCGAACTCCCGCTCGATCCGGGAGAGCCCGCGGATCGTCGGGGTCGAGACCAGGAACACCTTGCGCCGGTGGGCGAAGGTCAGAGACCGGGCTTCCGCCAGCGTGACCGGGTCACCTTCCTCGTCGGCCGAGGCCGGATAGGCGTCGACCTCGTCGAGGAAGATGTAGCGCGCCGGGGTCGAGCGCAGCCCCACGGCCGAGTTCGCCCCCGTCATGATCAGGATGCCGCCCGCGAACTCCTTTGACAGCATCGTGTTGCCCGCGTCGCGGGATCGCGCGGGCTTTACCCTCTCCCGCAGGTCCGGGCTCTCGTCGATCAGAGGATCGATCCGCTGCCGCGAGTTCCGCTTGGCCAGTTCCACCGTCGGCTGGACCGCGAGCATCGGCCCCGGCGCCTGGTGGATCACGAAGCCGATCCAGTTGTTGCCGGCCTCGGTCGCGCCAACCTGCGCGGCCTTCATGAACACGATGCGCTGGGTCGGATCGCCGGGCGAGAGCCGGTCCATGATCTCGCGCATGTAGGGCGTGCGCGCGGTCCGGTACTGCCCCGGCTCGGCCGAGGCCCGCGAGGCGAGTTTCCGGTGAAGGTCCGCCCAGCTGGAGACGGTCAGATCCGGGTCGGGACGCAGGCCCCGCGACCAGGCACGGATCAGCGCGGCGGCGCCGTCGAACCCGATGACATCGTTATCCAAGCCCGGGTCGGATCTCCGCGAGGCTGTCGAGCTGGGCGCGGACATGGGCCTCCAGAACCTTCTGCATCAGCGCCGCCTCCACCTCGCACCCGTCCCCCAGCGCCGCGGTGATCTCCGAGGCCATCAGCGCCGCGACGCGCGCCGGCCAGGTCACCCATGCGTCGCGCTCGTCGCGCGCGAGCCGGAACATCAGCGTCTCCGCCCGGGCGCGGTCGACCAGCTCCCCCTTCAGCTTCTGCAGCCGGATGCGCCGCTCCTGCGCCTTCAGCACCTCGTTCGCGGTCTTGGCCTGCAGGAAGGTCGTACCGCCGCCGACGGCCGGGGCGGACAGCCCCTGTTCCCGTAGCGTGTCGCCGACGGCGGCGACGGCGGCCTCGGGCACGGGTTTCAGCTTCGGCGCGGGCGGCTTGCGGGTCTTCGACGGGTCGGTCGTCTCTGCACGCCGCTTGTCCGAAGCCGCGGCGTCGATGCTGCCATCCTCGTGCAGGACGAGCCGGCCGGCGGCCTTAGCCTTCTGGATCGCGCCGCGCGACAGCCCGACATTGGCGGCGTACTGGCGCTCGCTCATGCCCTGCATCGACGGCTCCGATTATCATTCGAAATCATGTGCTTATAGAGTTGATAAGCGCGGCGGACAGAGGGAACGTCACTTCAACGAAGCGATGCAACTCACCAAGGAGCCACCACGATGACCACCCGCCTGAACCCGATCACCACCCCGCGCTTTGAGGCCCGCGCCGAGAAGGCGCGCCGGAACAAGGAAGCCGCGCTCGCTGCCTTCATCGGCAAGAAGGCCGAGATCGACGAGATGCTCGCCCGGCTGCAGGCGCTCAGCGACGACCATTTCAACTGCCACCCGGACGAGGCGGGCTGGGCCATGGTCGGCACCCTCGAACACTACGCCAGCCTCCTCAAGCGCATCACCGACAGCGCCTTTGGCGAGGGCGAGCACGCCCGCTGATCTCCGACACCGCCGAATTCCTGCCGCGCCGAGGCGCGGCTCGGAGTCGTAGAAGACGCCGCATGACGCGGGCCTCGAACACGGAGACCCTAGATGACCAAGCTTTCCGATACCCAACTCGTGATCCTCAGCGCTGCCGCGCAGCGCGAGGACCGCAACGTCCTGCCGCTCCCCGGCTCGCTCCGCGGCGGCGCCGCCGCCAAGGTGGTGGGCGCGCTCCTCTCCCGCGGGCTGATCGCCGAGACGACCACCGACAGCCAGACCAAGGCGGACGCCGCGCTCAACCGCATCTGGCGCAACGACGAGGACGGGCGGGCCATCCTCCTGCACGTCACCGACGCGGGCTTCGCCGCCATCGGCATCGAGCCGGACGGCGGCGAC